TACCCGTCGTCGAAAGATATATCCAGAATATAAACAAAACAGAAGAACAAAGTATCGTGTAAATCGTTCATATGATTTTGCATCACAAGAAGATGAAAAACAGAATATGATTATGCAGATACAGAGAACGGTTGAGTATTTAGATACACTCCCACTAACTGTATTATCATATGATAACATAGAAGCTGATGATACGATTGGTTATTTGTGTAAACAAGTTTTTACACATTCAAAACAAGTTGTGGTCATGTCTACTGATAAAGATTTTATTCAACTAACTGATGATAGAATCAAGATATGGAGTCCAACTAAAAAGAAAATCTATGACGAAGACGCTGTATTTGAAGAGTTTGGTATAACTGCACAAAACTATATTTGGTATCGAGTTTTAGATGGTGATAAGTCAGATAACATAAATGGTGTTAGGGGACTTGGATTGAAAACTATAAGAAAAAAATTACCGTTTTTGTGCGAAAACGAGATATGTAATATAGATAAGGTTATTGATGTTCTACCAGAATCTTCTGATATAATTGATAGAAACTATAAACTAATGCAGTTATCAGATGTAGATATATCAGGTTCAACCAAGAGTAAAATAATAGATAAAGTGAGTGAACCAATCAATCGTTTGGTAAAGTATAAATTTCAAACCATGTTTTTAGAAGATAAACTCTATGGTGCTTTACCAAATATCGATAGTTGGTTATTGAAAACGTTTAACCAATTAAATCAATACGCTGAGAAATCGAATGATTAGGAAAATAATACGACCCCTACTACAAGAGATATATGAAGATGATGGTTGGAAGATGTTAGTATGTTGTATGTGTGTTAATGTGACTAATAGAAAACAAGTAGATATTGTCAGAGACGAATTATTCAGTAGGTATCCAACACCTCAAGATATGATGAACGCTGAACATTCAGAACTAGTGGATATAATCAAACCATTAGGATTATACAACACAAGAGCTGAACGTTTGATAAAGATGAGTGAGGGTTACGTAAATGGTTTTAATTCAGTAGACGAGTTGTATGGTATTGGACAATATGCAAAAGACTCATGGGAAATATTTCAGAATAATAATTTAAGTGTGAAACCAACCGATAAGGTTTTACAAGAATATCTAAGACAAGAGACAAACAGATGAGTGAAACATTAACACAATTTGGAACATCATTTCAATCTAAGATTGTAGCTTCATTATTAAGTGATATGAAGTTTCTACAGACCATTAATGATATTTTAGAACCAAAAATGTTTGATTCAGATTCTAATAAATGGTTACTTAAAGAGATTCGAAATTATTATTTTGAGTATAAAAAACAACCAACACTTGAAGTATTAAAAGTCAAACTTGAAGAGATAGATAATGATGTTTTAAAGACTGGTGTTGTAGAAAAGTTAAGAGAGACTTGGAAACATATCGAAGCTACAGATTTAGAGTTTGTTCAAAATGAGACTCTTGACTTCTGTAGAAATCAGACCTTAAAAAATGCAATACTAGAGTCTGTTAATATGTTAGAGAATAAAGATTACGATGGTATAAAATCTATTATAGATGAGGCTATGAAGGCTGGAACTACAAGAGATTTGGGACAAGATTATATCAGTTCTTTGGAACAACGATTGGAAGAGTCTTCAAGAACCACTACACAAACACCTTGGGATATTGTTAATGATATTATGGATGGTGGATTAGGTCTTGGAGAGTTGGGTGTAATTGTTGCTCCAGCTGGTATTGGTAAGTCTTGGACACTACAAGCTATTGGTGCTGGAGCTCTAAAAGAAAATAAAACTGTGGTTCATTATACTCTTGAGTTAAACGAAAATTATGTTGGTTTACGTTATGATTCTATCTTTACTGGAATAACCACCGCTAATATAAAGTATTATAAGGATGAAGTCAAGTCAAAGATTGAAAAGTTACCTGGTAAATTATTGATAAAGTATTTTGCTACAAAAGCGGCTAGTGTTCAGACACTTGGAGCTCATTTAAAACAAATAGAACTTAGTGGTGTAAAACCAGATTTAGTTCTTGTTGACTATGCGGATATTTTAATGCCAAGTGGTAATTTTTTCAAAGAAAAGAGACACGCTCTCGGTAGTATCTATGAGGATTTACGAGGATTAGCTGGTGAGTTAGAAGTTCCTATATGGACAGCTTCTCAAGCTAATCGTTCTGCTTTAGAAGAGGATGTGATTGGAGCTGATAAGGTTGCAGAAGATTATAGTAAAGTTATGACAGCTGACTTTGTAATGAGTATGAGTAGAAAAGTAGAAGATAAGATAGCTAACACAGGTAGATTTCACGTGATTAAAAATAGATTTGGTATAGATGGTGTTACTTATCCAGCCACCATAAATACTAACATCGGTCAAATTCAAGTGTTTGAAGGTAGTAGTCAGTTTGGAAAAGATGCACAAAGTAAAATGGATAATAGTGAAGAGTTTTTGAGAAAAGAATTAGCAAATAAATATAATGATTTCAGTAATAGCAAAAATGTTGATGGATTTGAATAAAATTTTAAATTATGTTGAATATATATTATATTTATGTGTGTTACGAGAAATAAGATTACAACGGAGTTAGGTTAATGGAAAAATTTCAGTTATCAGAAAAGTTTATAGACAAGTACAAGAGGAAAAAAGCTCCTTTTGGTTTTAATGGTCTAGGTGAATTAGTTTATATGAGAACGTATTCACGAATCAAAGAAGATGGAAAAAATGAGAGATGGTGGGAAACCGTTCAACGTGTGGTTGAAGGTACTTACACCATGCAAAAAAATTGGATTGAATCACATCAGTTAGGTTGGAACGCTTGGCAAGCTCAAAAGTCCGCTCAAGAAATGTATGATAGAATTTTTACAATGAAGTTCTTACCACCAGGTCGTGGTTTGTGGGCTATGGGAACCGCCGTTACTGAAGAGAAAGGATTGTACGCCGCTCTTAATAATTGTGCTTTCGTATCAACAAAAACATTGAAAGAAGATTATGCTAAACCATTTTGTTTCCTAATGGATGCAAGTATGTTAGGTGTTGGAGTTGGGTTTGATACTAAAGGTGCAGGAGAGATTATAGTTAAGGGTGTTAACAACGATAGGGATGAGGAAGTGTTTGTAATACCTGATACTCGTGAGGGTTGGGTAGAATCACTTAAACTATTATTAGAGAGTTACTTTCATGGTACAGCTCCAGTAGGATTTGACTACAGTAAGGTTAGACCAGCAGGAGAACCAATCAAAGGATTTGGTGGAGTATCATCTGGACCAGAACCATTGGAAGAAGTTCACGGAGATATTAGAGAAGTATTGGAAAGTAATAGTGGTAGTCCAATCACAATCACAACAATCGTTGATATTATGAACCTTATAGGTAAATGTGTTGTTGCGGGTAATGTTAGAAGAACTGCAGAGATTGTATTTGGAGACCCAGATTCAGAGGAATACTTAGATTTAAAAAATTATAAAGAAAATCCTCACAGAGAACAATATGGATGGACATCTAATAATAGTATATTTGCTGAGTTAGGTATGGATTACTCAGAAGCGGCTAAACGTATTGTGGATAATGGTGAACCAGGTTTTGCTTGGTTAGATAACATGAGACATTACTCAAGGATGAAGAATGGTGGTGATGATAAAGATTACAGAGCTATGGGTGGTAATCCTTGTTTAGAACAAACACTTGAGTCATATGAGTTGTGTTGTCTTGTAGAAACATTTCCAAATAACCACGATTCATTTGAAGATTATGCTAAAACATTAAAGTATGCATATCTTTATGCTAAAACAGTTACACTAGGTAGAACACATTGGTCTGATACCAACAGAGTTATGTTGAGAAACAGACGAATCGGTTGTTCAGTTAGTGGTGTAGCTCAGTTTATCACAAACAAAGGTATTAATGAGTTAAGAGATTGGTTAGAAGATGGATATGATGTTATCCAAAGTTGGGATAAAATGTATTCAGATTGGTTAGCTGTACCGAAGTCAATCAAGACTACCTCAGTAAAACCAAGTGGTACAGTTTCACTATTAGCTGGAGCTACCCCAGGTTTACATTACCCTGAGTCAAGATTTTATATTAGAAGAATAAGATTGTCAAAACATTCAGATTTAATAGAACCTATGAAAAAATCAGGTTATAAGATAGAACCTGCATTTGGTTCAGAAGATACAACTTGTGTTGTAGAAGTTCCTGTAGATGTTGGAGAGGGAATTAGAACAGCGGGAGAACTCTCTATATGGGAACAGTTCAGTATAGCTGCATTTATGCAAAGACATTGGGCTGATAACCAAGTTAGTTGTACGGTTACATTCGACCCAGAAACTGAAGGTAATCAAATAGAACCTTGTTTGAATTACTATCAGTATCACTTAAAAGGTATATCCTTATTACCAAGACACGATTTCGGAGCGTATCCACAGATGCCTTATGAATCAATAGACGAAGCGGAATATAACAGACAAGTTAGTAAGTTAAAGAAGTTGAGTTTTGGTGTCATTAAACAAGAAGAAGCTAACATAGAGAAATTCTGTGATGGTGATTTCTGTGATGTGGAAATTATTCCTACTCATGGTGATAATGATGACCAAGAATATGCTAATTAGTGAACAAAAATTCACATACCGTATACAGGCAGTAGACACACCTGTGAAAAAATGTGTCGTTCATAACAATAACAAGGAGATTCGATATGAAAAGTCGTAATCTAATTGCTATGATGTTGACTCTACTAACACCGATTATGTTGTTTGGACAATCGGTAACAGGAAAAGTTACATCAGATGCAGGAGACCCATTAGCTAACGCTAATATTGTTGTAGTAGGTACTGATATGGGTACTACTTCAGATGATATGGGTGAGTTCACACTCGACCTATCAGTTGGAAACTACACAATCACAGCTACAGTTATTGGATTTAAACCTCTATCCACAGAAGTAGAAGTAGTTGAAGGTAAGGTTCAACCCGTAAACTTTGTACTTGCACTTAATGTGATAGAACTATCAGACGTTGAAGTTTTAGCTTCACGAGCTGATGAAAAAACACCTGTTGCTTACTCGATGGTAACGAAAGAAGATATGGAAGTTCGTCTTGGTAGTCAAGATATTCCTATGGTTCTTAACACAACACCATCGGTTTATGCAACTCAACAAGGTGGTGGTGCGGGTGATGCCCGTATCAATGTTCGTGGATTCAACCAAAGAAACGTAGCAGTTATGATTAACGGTGTACCCCAAAATGACATGGAAAATGGTTGGGTATACTGGTCTAACTGGGACGGTGTTGGTGACGCTACTTCATCTATTCAGATGCAGAGAGGTCTATCAGCAGTTAACCTAGCTACACCATCTATTGGTGGTACTATGAACATCATTACAGACCCTACTTCTTTTGAAAGAGGTGGTAAGTATAAACAAGAGTTTGGTGGTGGTGGTTTTCTAAAGACCACATTAACAGCTCATACAGGTCTTATCAATGATAAACTTGCACTTAGTGGTACACTTGTTCGTAAAACTGGTAATGGTATTGTTGATAAAACTTGGACAGACGCTTGGGCTTACTATATGGGTGCAACATACGCTATCAACGATGGTCACAGAATTGAGGCTTACATCGTTGGAGCACCACAACGTCATGGTCAGAATCTATACAAACAAAATATCGCTACTTATTCACAAAAGTTAGCCGGTGATGTTGATGGATATGATGTCAGTGCATTTGAAGAAGGTGCTAAGTTCGAAACAGAAGGTGGTCGTACATTCAACCAAAATTGGGCTCCTGTTAGTTCAGACTATAAAGGTCAACAATATTGGTATATGTATGGAGTTGGTGGATTGTTTGATAAAGGACTACGTAACAGATATAGTTCTGATTTCTTAAATGAAAGAGAGAACTATTTCCATAAACCATTAATGAACATCAACCATTTCTTGACTATCAACGAAAAGACAAGACTAAGTTCAGTATTGTATTGGAGTGGTGGTTCTGGTGGTGGTACTGGTACATATGGTTCTTCATTCAGAGCTCCAGCCGTTGAAGGACAGAAGTGGTATAGAAGTTCACCCTGGCAATGGGATTGGAACGCAGCTATTGCAACCAATTCAGACAGAGTTGATACTGATTTTCACGCAACTGAAAATCGTTCAAAAGGTATTCTTCGTAACTCAATCAATAGACAAAATACTTATGGTTTGATTTCTAAATTAAACTATGATGTATCAGACGAACTTGAAGTTCAAGTGGGTCTTGATTGGAGAACTGCAGGAATCGAACACGCTAGAGAAGTTCGTGACCTACTTGGTGGTGACTACTACGTAGATTATGCTGATGACAACGCACCTGATGGTAAAGTTGTTCGTTTAGGTGATGAAGTAGCTTATTTCAACTCAACAACGGTTGATTGGATTGGTGGATTCTTACAAGGTAACTACACAGCCGATAAACTAAATGTTTATGGTATGGGTGGATTATCAAGTATTAAGTATTCTTACCAAGACCACTTTACAGTAGCTAACGAAGTAGTTAAAGCAGACGCTATCTCAACTTTCCAAGTTAAGGGTGGTGTTACTTATGATGTAGATGACAATGTATCTGTTTTTGGTAACGCTGGATACGTTCAGAAACCACCAATTATGGATAACGTAATCTATTATGATGGTACTGTATCTTCAGACCCAGATAATGAGAAATTCTTATCTTCTGAAGCTGGTATAAACTTCAAAACTGAAAATGTTGCTGTAAAAGTAAACGTGTATAATACCGATTGGATGGATAGAAACTTGACAAAGGCTGTACAATCAGGTCAAGGTTCATCGGGTGATACTGATGTTATCTTCCTATCAGGTATTAATCAAAAACATCAAGGTATGGAAATTGAAGGTTCAATGAAACTTAATGATATGATTCGTTTAGATGGAGCAGTATCATTTGGTAAGTGGAAGTTTGATGGAGATGCTAAAGGTAACTACCAAGAAGACCAGTACAATAGTGAAGGTCAAGTCATCGGAGTTACTCAAACACCTTACAGTTACGCACTTGATGGATTAATGGTAGGTGACCAACCACAGACATCTTATGTCTTAGGTACAACACTTACACCAATCAAAGGTCTTAGACTACAAGGTATCTTTAAGATGTACGATAAGAACTACGCTGATTGGAGT